TGCGAGCATGGCGTCCACCGCGCCCTTGGGCATATCCCGGTCAAGCGTGGCGATGGCCAGTGCATTGCCGTTTGCCGTGGCCATGCGAACCTTGCCGTCATTGGCATGCAGGAAGATGCCAGCAAGGTGCATTTGCGCCGAACCGTCATAGATTGACCATTCGACCCGGCGGATGGCGGTGGCCAGTTCCGCACCCGGCACTTCGAGCGGCTTGCCCAGCTTGTCGATTGGCAGGGTTGGAAAGTCCTGCGCGGGCAACGTTGGCAATACCCAGCGCGATCGCCCTGCGGTGACCGTCACGCGCCCATCCTTGAGCGAGAGGTTCAGGACGGCATCGGCCCCGGCAGCGCTGGCGAGTTGCGAAAGGCGCTTGGCGTCCACCGTGATCTCGCCTTCGCCTTTGGTAGCGAGCGTCAGTTTCTGGCGAAATTCGGTCTCGAGATCGCAAGTCGTGATCTCCAGTTCGGTGCCGCTGGCGACAAGCCGGACGTTGGCGCAGATGGGCAGGATTGCCGTGCCTTGCACCACGGCAGCGGCGCTTTTCATGGCCTTGGCCAGCACCTTTGCTTCAATCGAGAATTTCATCGGGTATGTTCCTTTTCGTCAGTCAGGGATTCAGTTGGATTGAGAGGGTCCGGCATCGATCCACGTTGACCCGTCGGTCATTCGATAGGTGACGCCATGCGGTGCCGCGTCGATCTGCTCGCCGGGGACGAGATCAGGCAGGAAGCGGTGCGAGGGGCATCCGGCTTCCTGATCGGCGCGGGAGAGTTCATGGCCAAAACTGGCGCAGCGCCATGACGCATCGCCCTCGCGCAGCGGCTCGCTATGCAGGCATGTCCGGCAGTTGCGGTCCACCGATGCGGCTTCGTGGCAGATGGCAAACCAGTCGCACCATTTGCAGGCGAAGCTTTCCGGCCCGCCGATGCGGTTCGGCGCGTGATCGGTGAAGATGATGCGCTCGGCTTTGCCGCGCAGCACAAGGGCATGGACGGGATCGGCATCGGTGCGAACGGCAGTCCACCGCCGCGCGCCGGGTGAGACGCAGACCAGATAGTGCCGGTCGATACCGGCGTAGTCCATGTAGAGGACGCCTTGCGCGTAATAGACGGCATTCCACTCGGCCAGCGCATGCTTTTCGCCGACCTTGCGCCGCGCCTTGTCCAAGTCCTGCCACTTTTCGGATGCCTTGATTTCGACAACGTGCCACGTCTTTGGCGCCTGGATCAGGCCGAGTGCGACCCCATCCATATGGCCGGAGAAATGCCCGCCGAGATCCTTGAAGCCGAATTGCTCGCCATCTTCGTCAAGATCGTGGAGCTCGATACCGGGGACGCCGCGCAGCCGGTCGATTGCGACGGCCTCGCTGGCATGACCATCGGCAAAGCGTTTTAGCGTGGCGGCATCGAATGAAGGTTGTCCGGCCCAGCGGAAGCCATACCAAAGCGCGCGCTCGCAGGCCCCGCCGATGGCAGACATGCCGAGATATGCGCGCCGGCGGCGTTCCTGACCATCGGCAAGCGCACGGTCGGCGGCCTCTAGCGTTGGGCAACAGAAGTCTGGTAGAGCGGCCATTGCCTGCTCCTTTTGATCGTCAGTCAGGGGAAAGGTGGAGCGGCGGAAGGGTCCAACTGACCGCCGCTCCTTTACCTTGTCGGCTATGCGGCCTGGCGCTTCCACGGGCTTGCCTTGCCTGCCGCCGGAGCATCTGCCGCCGGAGCCGGATTGGCCGATGCGCCCGGCTTGAAGCCGCCGCCCGTTGCCGCCGCGCCATTACCGAGTGCCTTGTAGGTCTTGATGCCGTTCGACGGCCCATAGTCCTTGCCATTGTGCGTCCGGCCCGGTTCGACCTTCACCACGGCGATCATCGGCAGCATGTGCAATTCGACGCTATCTGCGACCGAAAGCTTGCCCACGGCGTGACAGATTGCCGAGAGGGTGCGCTGCGCGATCTCGACGGCCTTGTCGTTCGGGTTGTCGAGGTTCAGCCGGTCATAGAGCTTGCGCCCGGCGCTTTCGCCTTCGATGATTTCCAGTTCCAGCTTGAGCATGGAGCCGGTCTTGGCGCTGTTATCGACCATCTCCGAAGAGGTGATCTGCACCTTGTATTCGCCGGGTGCGATGGGCGTGAAGTCGCCCTGCGGTTCGACTGCGGTTGCGTCGAAAGTGCCTCCGAGAAATGCCATATCAATAATCCTTTGTGTCAGTCAGGGGTTATGCCGCAGCCTTGATGGCTTCGGCGCTTGCGCTGGTCACGGCATCGGAAAGTGCCTGCCATGACAGCGGAAGTTCGGGCGGGAGATTATGCCGGTTCTTGGCAAGGAACGCGGGGCGCTCCTCGGTGTAGAGCGCGCGGGTTCCGGCGCCGACGCCGCGCGCCACCTTCTTCATGCCCACGTCCGTCTTGGTCACGCTGGTCTTGAAGTTGGCGAACAGCACCATGTCGGCATGCTCCTGGATCAGAGCAGACGCGCGCTTGTCGAGCTTGATCTGGTATCGATCGAAGGGCTCGGTTTCCGGGCTGTCGAACCGCTTGACCTCGGCATGGGCGGTCTGGATGATCGCCATGCCCTTGTCATTGCGGAGCGCGTTGATCGCCTCGAGATAGTCGCGCCAGACGTCGAGTGTGGCGACATAGCCCTTGCCGTAACCGGCATCCTCGATCGACTGCCAAGGCTTCGACGGGTTGGCCTCATTGTTGCGGCGGATGGTTTCCGCCCAGACAAGCGGCTCAAGCCAATCGAGGCTATCGACGATCAGTGTCTCGAAATCGTGATCTTCGCTGTAGAGCGCCTCCATGGCGTCCATGATGTCCTTGAAGCTTTCGGCCTTGGGGAAGGCGTCGATCACCATGCCAGACGGGTGGCCATCCTCGATATTGATCAGGACGGGATTGGGTGCCGAACCGGCAAAAGTATTTTTGCCGATGCCATGCGGGCCATAGATCACGATGCGCGGGGGTTTGGGGGCGGATAGCCGGTTGAGGCTGGCGAGTGAGATTGCCATTATGCCGCCTCCCGATTTTCGTCGCGCAGGGTGATTTCGATCTTCGGCTTGCCAGCCTTGACCGTGCGCGCGGGGGCGAACAGGTCACGGATGGGCGCGGGCCATGCGTCGAATTTGCGCTCCATGACGGACATCTTCGTCTCGACATATTCCGCCGGGTCGCCTTCCCATTCGTCGCGGATGGTGGCCATGGCACTGGCAAGGCGCGGCTGATCCCAGGAGACGGTCTTGGGGACTGTCACCTTGATATCGAAGTCGCCATCGGTGCGGTGATGGGTGCCGGTGTCGTTCAGGCCAGCGGCATAGCGCCGGGTGAGAACGCCGTGCAGGATGGCCTGCAACTGCTGCGCGCTCGCCAGATGGTGGTCGGCTTCGTTCTGCATGTTGGCAAGCACCGCGATGGACAGCTTGTCGAGATCGCCGGGGGACGCATATGCGAGCCCTTCAAGCGTGATTTCAGTGGTCATGTTCGATCCTTTCGTCAGTCAGGGTTTCAGCTTGTCGTCAATGGGAAGTCAGGGGGAGAGATGTTGACGCGGCGATCTGAATTCCGTGCGGCCCTCGCGGGTGACGCCATCTCTCCTGATCTCGTTAAGTCGTATCGAGCGGGGCGAGCGTGACGCGGGCCATGCCGGGGATGTTCAGGTCACGCTTGATCGAGATGAAGTCGTTCCATCGATCATCCGGCACCGGCAGTTCGCGGACCAGAATATCCTCGATCGCCTTGGCGCAGTTGGTTGCATCGCGCTTGCGGTTCTCAAGCCCCAGGGCGACATGCAATTGCATCGGCAAGTCGGCAGGCCACTCGGGCTTGCCCGCCGCGCGCCACTGGGTCAGGACGTGATAGCGCGCCTCATTGATCCATGCCTTGTATGAGACAGACTTGGCGCGGCCGCCGCCCTTGAGGTTCACGAAAAGGTGATTGGCTGAGGGCGGAAGCGGCATATCGATGGTGATGGCCGGATGGGTCATTCGCCGCCCCCTGTCGTCATGGCCGATGCTTCGGCAATCAGGGTGCGGACGCGGCGCTTGAGCGAGGCATCCTCGCTCGGGCTGATCTTGCCATCTCGGCGCGCTTCACAAATCTCGGCAGTCAGGCCAGCAGCATTGGCCGCAATGCCATCCCAGCTCGCGCCATCATCCGCATGATCGTCCACCAGCCGCTTGCCAGCGGGCTCGCAAAGCAGGTTGATCGCCTCGGCCGGCAGGAACCGGGAAAGCGCCATCACATCGTGGAAGGGGATGGCGGTGCCGGACGCCCATTCCTTGAGCGTTGACGCCGGGATGCGTGATGCGGCGGACAGGGCGGCGCGAGTCACAAAGAGGCCGGGGCCGACGAAAAGCGCAAACATGGTGCGCTGACGTTCCGCGACTTCCCGTGCGAAAAGATGATCAGAGGCCATGATCTCGTTCCCCTTTGGCGCATAGGCAGGCAGCATGAGAAACCATGCAAACACAGGAGGCGGTCATGGAACCACCATAGCGAAGCGGCAGGGCCATCACGCCGCATCTGCCTGGGGCGGCATGAATTGCGCGAGCGAGATGTTCGCTCCGCGCAGTTCGGCTGCGTCAATGATGCGCTGCCAATACTTTGGCGGGATGTTGCCCCGGTTGCGCCACTGGCGCACCGTGACGCCGCTTTCGCCGATATCGGCCGCAAGATGCTCTGCGTTTCCGATCCAGACATCGTAAATTGGGGATAGGTATGACATGCCCCGACAATACGCAGTGTATCGCGCAAGTCAATACCCATTGTATTGATCCAGTTTGTATCGTTGCGGTCATGACAGATGATCGCGCCAGCCGCTTACGAGCCGCCCGGATGAAAGCCGGATTTGCATCGGCCACCGATGCCGCAGAGGCATTTGGCTGGGGAGTCGCCGGTTATCGGCACCACGAGAACGGCACACGCAACTTCGGACTGGACGCCGCAAAGAAGTATGGCCGCGCGTTTCGAGCGAAGCCCGGATGGCTGCTTTGCATGGGCGGAGTGGATGGCGGCGAGCCTGTCGATTTTGCCAGCGATGAAGTTTTGCGAGTCGGTGGATCGGTCGCCGCTGGTGTCTGGCGCGAGCCGTCCGAGGATTTTGCATCGTTCGAGATTGACTCGCCCGCACCTATTTCATCCTCAAAACGCTTCGGCATGTTGGTCGATGGTCACTCCATGAACCTGTTTTACGAGCATGGATCTGTGCTGGATTGCGTTTCGATCTTTGCCAATGGCGTCGAGCCCGAGCCCGGCGATCATGTCATTGTCGAGCGGGTCAGGCCGGACGGCTTGCGGGAATTGACAGTCAAGGAATTTGACCGCCGGGATGGCCGATACTTCCTTGTCCCGCGATCAACGAAGCCGGAGTTTCAATCGGAGATCGAGATCGGGGCGCCCAGCCTGGACGCGATTGACGGCGGTTACGAAGTTCGCGTGATTGGCTTTGTTGTCAGCATCATTCCGCCGCGCAACATGCGCCTGATGGAGAGAATGGGGAAGGTGAGGCGATGAAGCGAATAATCTGTGCGGCAGTGGCACTGGCCGCTTGCGCGTCTCCGGCGATAGCTTGGCATAAAGTCACAGCGACCGACGACGCCAACTCGTGCGCTATTGGGCAAACTTTCGATGGCCCCGGCAACACTCAAGTTCTCGTAGTCCAGACGTCGAAGCAATTCGATGATGGGGTGATTGGGATCGCGATTTTCAACGATAACTGGTCGCTTAAAAAAGGAGATGAAATCTCCGAGTCAATCGGTCTTGAGACGGATGGATATGGCATTGCGGATGCTGGCGCATCTGCGTTGGACAAGGGGATGCTCATTACGCTCAGTCCAAAGATGATTGACGAAATGGCGCAGCTCAATCCCGCGTGGATGGCTGTTAGCAAGGGAAAGACAGAAATCGCCCGCTTCAACATGAACGGCTTCTATGTCGAGTATCTGATGTTTGATCGGTGCATCGCAAAAAAGCGCGAAGCGTTGGCCAATCGGAATAGATTGGAGCGTTTGGAAAAGAACATGCCGAAAGACCCATTCGCAAAATAACGATACATAGCGTATTGACATAGGCGATACATCGCGTATTGTCGGCACCAGACAAACGATCTGGAGCCTGTAATGTCCACTCCCAAATCCTGCGCTACTTGCTCGCACTATCTCACCCCTGATCGGCTTTCCGGCCCTTGCGCGATGGGCGGCATTCCCGCCCTGCGCGGCCTCAAGAACCTCACTTACACCACGCCGAACGAGATCGTTTATTCGCGCAATAGCTGCGGCGACTGGGCATCGGCTTTGGCTGTGCAGGTGGCAGCATGAGCAGCGCCGCCCGCACCGAGGCCGCGTGTCTCAAGGATGCCATCAAGGTTCGCCCGCTCCACGCGGAAACTTTCGAGGTCTACCGCGTCCGCTCGCTCGACTGGCACGATGCCAAGCCGGAATTGCTGCACCGCTGCACTGATTTTGACGAGGCCATGCAGGCTGGCCAGACTTCGACGCAGCCGAAAGCGTTCTTCTACATTCGCCGCGCCCACGGCCCGCGCCGGATCATGGTCGATAGCATTTACATCGTCCGCACGACGACGAAGCACACCATGTCCCGCGCGGCTTACGATGGCCCCTATGCCGTCCGCGAGAAGGGCCGCGTTGCCGAGCATCTGTTCGATCTGGCGGTGCCCGCATGACCCCCCGCGAAGCCCGCGCCGACGCCGCTTGGTTCTCCGTCGCCTTCATCCTTGGACTGGCCTGCGTGGCTGGGGTTTTTGGAGTTACGTCGTGATCTGGCTCGCCATCATCCTCGTTGGGCTGGCGATCGATGTCGCCTTCGTCGGCCTCCTGATCCGCCGCGCCAATCTGCGCGATCGTGAAATCCACAACAGGGAGGCCGGGGAACCTAACAAGACCCCGGCCGCAAACTCATGACCCAATCCGCCTACGAACTCCGCAGCCAATCCGGCCGGCCCATGCTCTCGTTCGACGACGTAACGCGCGCCAAGCAATACCAGGAGCAACACGCCCAGCGGCATGGGGTCAAGACGCAGCTCTGGCGCGTGACGCGGGTTGAGGAG